GAGCAATCACCCATAACACAAAACCCACAAAAGATACTATTATTCATCAAACATCAACTCCTTCTGTGAAGCCTTCTTGTGTTTTTAAGTTAAGATAACATTGTTTTAGTAAGTTTTCTTGGTCTGCACCATCAGTTACATCTAATGGAAATCGGTAATTAAATCCTGTGATTGGTGATTTATCACTTGTGTATGCGCTTGCATCCATAAAAACTAAACCACCATAAGTTATTGTAAAAGATTTAGTACCATCCTCTGCAACTTCTTTATCCATCCTAAACTCTCTTATTACTGCGTGTGCTTCTGCACAAGTTAATCCAAAGTTTGCTTCTATACTAACTCTCAAAGCCATTTTTATTCACCTTTCTTTGCAGTAACTTTATTGTTTGTGATTTGGTATGCTTCCATGTCTAAATTATGTTGTTTTTGCATCTTTTCTAAATCTAGGTCATGTTTTAATTTAAGTTCTTCGAGCATTCTTGTGTGATTATCTATTGCTTCCGATGCTGTAACGTCGCTTGCTAGTTGGTCGGGTAGAATGTTGATTTTTGCGCCTTCTTTACCCTTGAATAAATCAAGTACGCTAGTTATGATAAGAAGTGCCGGACCACCGAGCAAACCAATAACTGTTAGTTGACTGTCTGTAATATCCCTTTCTTCAACTATACTGTAATATGAAGCGGTGGCGGCAATAACAACCCAAGCAAGTACAACACCTAGTCCAAAAGTAAGCATCAAATACTCATTGGGGTTACTCATTTTCATTCTTGCCATGTTATTCGCACCAGCACCATGTCTTATTAATACTCCTATGAAAGACCCCAAAAAAAATAAAAAAGTATAGAATATTACTAAGTAATAATCATTCCATACTATCGCTTGCACCATCCTGTGTATTCTCTCTAGGCAGTTCGCCTACATTATTTGGTGTTTCTACATTCTTTCTTTGGTCGCCTTCTCTACCCGCACTTGGTAAGTTAAGATTATCTAAAGATTGATTTAGTGTAAGTAGACCTGCGTTGTAACCCATTACTGTTCTTTGCATTATGTTTAGTGGTGTTTCACTATCCATAGCCTCAAACTTAATAGTTGGTAAATCTTGTTTGCGGTATTTTATACCTAACAAGTCTAAGTGCGTCATAAATATTTTTGTTGCTGATTCGCTCAAGATTCTGTGCATACGACTAATTGCTTGCACAGCCCACAGGTTAGCATTGAATGTTGCTGCGAATGTAGAGCCTTTCTCTTGACCTGCCGCAACTCTAGGCACTTGTAACACAGCCGCAATATCAGCATTGATTGTGTCTAAGAATCCTGTGTTATTTGGTAAACTGTTACCAACATCTACATGATGTAACTCTACGTAATGTGGTAGCACAGGTATTTGGTCGCCTCGCAGTCCCTCGAATAGAGATATAACCTCATCCATAATATGTTGCAGTCTTTGGTTTTGTTCTGCGGGGTCTTGTATGTGTTCGATAGCAGATTTGTCTATTGTAATAAATTGTTTTGTCATAGAGTCCTCTAAAGAAACTCTGTTGTTCATACTGTTATATTTCATTCGTATTGGTTGTTTTAATGATGTAAATCTACTAGCGCCCCATATACCATAGGTACGACGTAATTTATTATCAGTAAACCAATTAGAACGATAATCTATTCTAACGTGTAGTATTTCATTTTTTGGTATAGCACGTTCATAGGATGTACCTTCTCTCAACATATAGATGTTAGCATTGATGATTGGATTATCTTCGTCAGCAACGAAATAAGAACCTAAACCACCTCTTTCATCAACTATGGTAATTTGTTTTACGGGTAAACTTTGTATGTCAGTAATACCAACACCTTGTTTGCCGACTATTTTGTTTATGTCATTTCCGTAAACCATAAGACTTCGCATAGCGTTAATCATAATATCATCGAAGTCAAGCGTCTCTTCTACTAACTCACGTATTGCATCTCTTATCTGAGCATTTCTACCGTTGGCATAATTTATCTCATAGTTGTTAGCCGTAAGAGAAACAGCACGAACAGCACCGTTTAGTTCGGGGTCTAACTTTAACATACTATCATAAAGGTCAAACTCATTGTCATGATTGCTGTCCTTTCTCAATCTTTCAGTATCACGTACAATATCCGGTACGCCCGCCACTTGATTGAAGGGTTCTATCATCATACCTGCTCTTTGTATAATTGGGTTAGGATTCTCTTTTTTGGTGTTTCCACGAAATATATTCCACCTGCTACGCTCTGCCATAACATATCGAGAGTATAATTGACGTTTAATAGTTCGTTTTTATTTTTTTTAATGTTTTTGTAATTTACTGAAAGAATAAAACGCTTTACTGCGGCATTTTTTTATTTTTTTTTATTTTTTTCTTTAATGTAGAGAAGTTAACTACGTTAACTATTATAGTGGGTGGGGGTTTACCAAACATATTATAGAAGAAATAAAAATAATTACGCATAGCCTAGCAGTCTAGCGGTTTATTTATTTTGTAAAACACCAACTTAATAGAAATTATTATGCTAATACTTATATATCCCTTCAAATTATTCTTGTTTATGCGAAGAGTGCATGGAGGCAAAGACCTCATTGAGAAGTTTGCGAAAGATAGAAGTTTTACTAATATTAGTGAGTTTGCTGAGTTTCTACACGAAATAGAACCAAAGCGTACAAAGAATGCGTGGAGATGTAGTATTCAGAGATGGATGAAGGAAGGAAACGACCCTTTCAAGAAAACAGAAGAATATCACAATGTTGAAACTAATCATACTAAAGTATATTATGATGAGGCGGCAGATAAGTACCTTGTAGTTATGGAAGCGTTAGATGGTTTCTATGTAGTAGAGGGAGAAAAACACAGGGCTATGAAAAAGGCTTATTCTCACACAGGTGGCAACTTAACAGTAGAAGAAATGGCTAGAGAGTTTGAGATGCCACCTACTTGGGTTAGTGAATATGTTAGAGTCAACAAATGGACTCATGGTATGCAGCCTTTTACAAATAGAGAAGTAGAAAACAATACTGTTGACGATTTGGTTGATGAAATACTCGCCATGCGTAAAATAGAGATTATGAAAAAGGCAGAACACAAAAAATGGCGACAAGTTGAGAAAGATGCCATGAAATATAACTACTTTAACGAGACAGTTAAGAAAGATTTCTTGGAAATAGCACAAAAGTGGAAACCTGCTTCCGTAAAGCGTACTAAAAGTAAAAGTAAAGGAGATTTTGCTGTTGTTCTTTCACCTACCGACCTACATTTTGGTAAATATGGTTGGGTTGATGAAGTCGGGCAACAATATGACTTAGAAGAAGCGAGACACAGAGTTCTTACAAAAACAGAAGAGTTGTTAAACAGACTACCTAGTGCGCCCGAAAAGTTTTATGTTGGTGTGGGTAGTGATTGGTTTCATGTAGATAATGATGTAGGTACAACTACTAAAGGCACAGCACAAGACATGGCCGCTACACCTGCACAGATTTTGATGGAAGGTTGCGACCTTGCTAGGCAACACATTGATTTATTACGTACTGTTTCTAAGGTAGAATTGATATTTATGGGTGGCAATCACGATAGACACACAAGTATTATGTTGATGATGTATCTTGATGCTTACTACAAAGATTCTGATGATGTGAATGTAGTAGTTTCTCCCGAAATTAGACAATACGTTACTTATGGTAATAACCTAATTGGTTTTACTCATGGCGACGGTAAAGTTATGAACAAACTAAACGCTTTGATGGCTCACGAACAAAGAAAGGCTTGGGGTGTAACTGAACATAAACTTTGGTTTCACGGACATTTGCATCATCAACAAATGCGTGAAGCGGGCGGTTGTCTAGTAATTCAACTTCCTAGTTTGGCGGGTGAAGATAGATACCACAGTCGTAACGGATATGTTATGGCTAAAGCGGGTTTGTCTGCATATATTATTCACAAAGAAGATGGTTTGATAGGTAGTTTGTTTGCTCCGGTGGTACATAATGAATAGATGGACTAGCGCTAAGTGTTGGTCCTGTGGTTGGGAAGCACCACGCATACAAATGGAAAAGGCGGTAGAAGGCATTTGTCCTCATTGTGGTAAAAAAGATTTACATCCGAGGTGATACTATGAGTTTTATGCAAGATTTTTCTATGGAGCGCAGTCGTAAAGACATTAAGTATTTCTATCAATGGTTAGGATATACTTGGGGCGAACACATAGGGGAATGGATGGATATGTACGGAAATAGAAAAGGCTCAGAAGTACATCGTGTTTGTGTTATTGCACCGAGGGACCACAGTAAATCAACTACTCTTAGGGTAAAACTATTACATCAATGTTTGTTTGAGAAGAAAGGAAATGGCAAACCGTTTACTTGTTGGTTGATTTCTGCTAGTAAAGATACTGCTATTAGAAGATTACAAGAGATAAGAGAGGATATGAAACAACACCCTCAGTTGTCTAGATATTTAGACCCCAAGAAAGGTAACAAGACAGAAATACATTTTACCAATGGTGCGTGGATTATGGCTACATCAGTAGGTTCTGCTATTCGTGGTGAACATCCGGCCTGTGTAGCATTTGATGATGTGTTAGTAGATTCTGATGAGATGAACCCACACACTTTACAACAATGGTTTAGAAAGGCTATTACTCCTATGTTGAGTCCTCAATCTTCTTTTTATGTAGTAGGTACTCCTATGTCTATGACTGATTTGTATCATACAGAAATGCTAAACAAAAATGCTTGGAAAAGTGGCGTTTGGAGTAGTATAGTAAACTATGATGAATGGAAAAGTAGTGATGGTGAAATTGAACCCAAAGCACTTTGGCCGGAATATCGTAGCGTGAAGTTCTTGTTAGAACAAAAAGATGCTATTGGTGATTTAGAGTTTTCACAGGAATACCTATGTAGGGTTGTTGATGACGATGCAGCAGTATATCCTAACAATTTGATTCGTAAAAATCTTAACATGGAACACATCATACAGACTGATAAGTTACAGAACAACAGATATGTAATAGGGTTTGACCCCGCACACGGTCTTGGTAAAGATTACAGCGTTATGGTTGTGTTGAGACAAGACGAACAAGGGTTTATCCACTTTGTAAATATGTGGAGACGTAATGATTTCCCACCGGATAAACAAGCGGATATGTTGATTGAATGGTCTAAGAGATATGGTAATTGTGCGGTAGCAGTCGAAGATGTGGGTTTCCAACAAATGTATGAAAGTTTGCTTGCACAAAAAGGTGCGGTAGTAGATTATAGACCTAGTAAGGTGGGTAACAGAACACTCAAACAAGGATTGCTAAATAGACTTAGGGTTTGGTTTGAGAGGGAGATGATAGTATTCCCATATGGAAACGATGAGACTAGAAGGATGGTAGAGATTATTCTAGAAGAACTGAAACTTCACGCATGGCGTGATGGAGTCATAGTGGACTTAGGTATTCACAATGACGCAGTAATGGCCTTTGCACACGCAATAGACCAATTCACATATAAGATTCCCGATATGCCAGTAGTTATGAAAACTATGAGTGGTGGAGAATGGATGGGTGGTAAACCTAAGATTAATAGGCCCTCTAATACAGGCATAGGTGGTAGAGTAATGGAGAGAAGAAGATTATGAAGAGAGGATTTATTATAAGCGACAAAAGCGAAACTGATAGAACAGTATTCGGACCAAAGAAAAAGAAAACAATTTATTTGGAAAGATTACAGGATTTGGCAAACGGAGATTACTTCGATGAATGGCGCAGCCAAGAAGAGATACTTTGGAAAGTCAACGAGGTCGTTCCGGCCCGTTGGACACAACTACATTCTTGTGGAGTTCACAAATATATGCGTAAAATCACGCACGACATGGAAGATAAGTATAAAACCGTCATGGGTAGAAGAACAAGGTTTTGGCGAAAAAAATTATAAATATTTTTTTTGAAAAAAATTGTAAAAAATTGTTCGAGGTGCTAGGCGGGTATAGGTACGTATATCT